AGTGCACCTTCTTTTGCTTCCACAATAAGTGGATACACTTACAGTGTACTCCCTCTTCCTTTATGCAGCTGCGTACTACATATGCAACTCTACAATAATGAGTCCCAGTCTTCATCTGTATACTCAGAAAATGATCCAAATTCGATTTTACTCGAGTTTTCTTCTTCATCCTCTAAGGTATCATTATATACCGGGAGTGCCTCGATCGATAATTCGTTATTCAAAACGAATTCTTGAATTGTAAGTGAATGCTTCGTAACAAGCATATCATTGACACTTCTTTGTGAATTATTTAAGTAATCCACTGGAACCTGCCGAGAGTAAGTCGACCAGCTTCTCTCGATACTTATATTAAAGCCTTTAAAAAGCTCTAATATTCTTCCCATATAGGAGTCGTAATCTCGCTCCTCTATGTCTTTGTATGGATCTATTAATAATAGATCAATACTACTGAGAACTTTATTAACTTTATCCTTAATAACTTCACTATTATTAGTCTGTAGTATCATACAGATTAATAGAATATCGTCATCTGAAAGATCTTCAGATGAGCTATAATTTCTACAAACCTCTGAAAAGGTTGTAAATGTGTTATAAACTTGGTCCTTTACAAGACTCAGTTTATTATAGGGTGATACTATTGACTTATCGTCAATTGCATCAATGAATGGCTTTAATTCCTTTGTAAAATGAATTAAAGTTTTGATTTCTGTAGGTAAGTTTTTATTACCTATCAGTCTATTGATTGCTGCGAATACTATCGTATTTGACAGCAGACACTGCGCTATGCTGATATCATCAGCTGTGTGTCCTTTCATTAATCGATCAAATTTTCCTTTGAACGACTTTGTGAATATACTAGGTATGTTTAAACCTACCATAGTATCGATAATGCTGGAATAGTTTTTGCTATTCCATTCATCCATAGTCTGTAAAAAGAACTTTAATTCTTCTACACTCCACTTGGTTTGCCTATGGTCTGAATACCATGCGGCAAGTCCGATATAGTTATTGAACTTATCTTCAGTAACTAGTAGTTTAGTTGGTATTGGAGTTAATTCCACACCATCTAATATCAGGTATTTTGCAAACTCTGCAATTTTAACTGACATATTACGGACTCTTGGGTTATACAAGTATCCTTTCTTTAAGTTACATTCAACATTAGCTGAATTAACTTCCTTTAGGTATAATTGTGGTAAAACACAATCATAGTCCTTAGCTGTTAGTAGACCATCATCTCCTAATACTCTATAGAATTGTTCAGGATCCAATTCAGGATCAAACAATCTCAAAACTGTGAGCATTACAATATGATGCTCTAGTGCAAAGCTTGGGAAGGATGATAAAAATCCTTGCGGCTGACCATTAGCAAAGGTGAAACTTCGCTCTTTGCTCCCAATATTAATGCTAGTTTGACTAGTCATTATATCAAGCCATGTGTCAGAAAGCTCTTCTGCACTTTCCATGTTACTAAAGATTAAATCTTTTAGTACCAACCATTGCAATCCGAGACTGAACGTATCGGTTGCTGATGACAAGTCTAGAGAATATATGCTCCAGTCTTGATGTTTGTCCATTACATACTTAATATGCAATGGTCCACTCTGCTGATTGAATGTACAATCTGATCGTACATTTGATAGCACTCTTGCAAGTAAGTTATGATAATAACTTAACCTGTCTTGTTCGGAATTATTCAGTGGATGAATAATTCTCGGTTTAGGCTTCTTTTGCTTTATGGCAAGAGACGCTCTCCTTTTAGAGTTGGTAAGTATAGACTTACTAAACTCTTTATTGATATTATATTCTTGTTTAAAGCCTATAATATTATCTAAACGACTATTAGGATATAATTCCTTAAAGTAGTCCGGTTCAACACAGGATGCGAATAATCCTGGTATTGTAATTCTCTTGTTCTTGTATTTCATACTCGAACAAGTGCTATTAGTTGACAACATAGGATTTGTGTTGTCAAAGATGAACAATCTTTGATCTCTATGTAAAAGTCTCAAAGATCTAACCATGTCGTTAGCCCATTTAGGTGGGGTTAACCGGATATTATCTGTATAGTATTTTAAAATACCTACAGTTTCTTTCAATTCATCAATACCTTCATGTATTAATGGATTTGTATTAGTATTTTTGACTTTAAAATCATCAATACTTGAGTATTTGTGTGATCCACTTAATAGATCCACTAATTCATTTACCATTAGATTCTTTTCAGATTCTAATAGTTCAGGTTCGTTAACAATGTTATAAACACTTGTTAAGACCCGACAGATTACTATAGTATTTTCTATAGTTAATCCGGTTCCTACATGTTGTAATACTTTAAGAGCATTATACCATGTTACAAATGACCTAGGATTAATATCCTCGGACATTACAGTAATAGTACCGACTTTAACTTCGATATTATTATCTTTCATATAGATATGTGTATCATACCTATCTGTCTTCAAACTCTGTACTATGTAAGTAAGTATAGAGTTCAGATTTCGTTGATGCTTTTTTGAAGCAGTACGAAACTCTTCCCGACACAGATCTGACGAGATGTGCTGGTACTTCATTATGTAGCTGTGAACGCAGTTATAGATTGATTTCTCAATCATGACAATAAACTTGTCCGGGATTGATTCAGTCTTCATTATTCCTTTAAGGGAATTAACGAAGTCCTTTATTCTTATTCTAGAGTATAGATTAAGAAACCTCGGACTACTAATACTACTAAAGGTATTAAGTCTTTCGGATGCCATGAGACACCACCTCTTTGGTATAAACACGAGCATACTGCAGATCGAAACATAGTAGAGTTTCCTGAAGTATGCCTTAACTTGGGATAGGGTCGAAAAGGCCCTGGGCTAGTTAGGACTTTACAAGTCTTTTC